ATAGGGCTGCTGCCATCCGAGACACCGGAGGCGATAGCCCTAGTTGGTCCGTTGTTGATTTTGTACTTGACCGTTACCACATTGCCGTTGTCTGTGTCGCCGGCCGATCCCTGGACGCTGAATACGTTACCTTCGGATAATGTTTGATTATCCGTAGGGGACGTCAGCGTGAGCGTTGGCGGGTTGTTGACGACTGGTTCCAGTACAATTACCTGTGAAGCACTGCCATTAGACGTTGATATGGCGCTTGTCATCTCAGGTTTTGTCTGTTCGGTTTTATCGTGCAAGTAGCGTAAAGCCATCTGCAGTGTAAGCTGATCAGCTACTTCGAATACTTCGCTGTAGTTTATGGGCGGCGTGTATGTTCCCGCGGAGTAGTTCTCGTTGAATAACACAAACATTGTCTTGGGCGATGTGACGCTTACAGTCGTGTCGCTCGGATAGACATTGTATCCCGAAGAAAAATTTCTATTAGCAGTTGCCGCAATTTGCTTCACGTTTCTGAAGACGTGCACTACCGCCATTTTGATTGCAGAATTTGAAATAGAAAATGTTGGATTGACTTCTCCAGCTTGTTTTATCTTTGTGGCAATAACGCACTTGAATTGACCTGCAATACCACTGTTTATCGTGCTTGCCCAACCAGAAGGCAAAGTGACAGCATCGCTTGCGGTGACAAAAAGTTGCACAACAAGCATATCCCCATCTTGAGCGGCAGCAGGTATAGTCGGGGTGATTGATGTGGCGGTTGTTTTTACATATGGGCCAGCCCCCACATACTCCACACACTTTTTCCCTGTACTCGGGATCGTGTAGTCGATGGTGAGTTGAGGGCGGAGGCTAGTTGTTGCGCGTTCGCTCGATGCGTATTGACGTGATGTACCTGTCGGAGAAGCTTCGGTACGATCTTTAATCAGGATTCCGTTATTAGGTTGACCTGATACCCACTTTTCAACCAGTGCTTTAACGTCGATATCTACATACCCGTTGGCGTTAGGGCTGATCGAGTGAAACGGAGTAGGATCAAAAGTGGGCATTGTATTCCACGTTACCGTTTTGTCCCATGAACTAGTGACTTCATGAAAATCATTCGTTCGATTTGTATCCCCCGTTCCTGTTTGATAAAGGCGTAAGGTGGCGCTATTGATGATAACGTCATTGGGGATAAGTCCTAGGTCAAATTTAATTAAAGAACGATACCTATTATTGGCGCTAGCACTACCTAACCCAACATACAAAATGTCAGAAGTATAAAAATATGAGTCTGGCGAATCAGCAACGATAAATGTATCGGTGATTGTTGTATTGGTGTAGTTTAACGTAACCTGTGGCATGTTCCTCCCCCTTCCTCGCTAAGATGGCCGTTATCCGAAGGTTTCCACATATTGTCATACCTCCAACCGGCTCTGTGCCTCGTTGTAATAGCCCCTGATCACCCGGATAGAGCTGATGGAGGAAAGGTCGTCATCGAACTTGTTGTAGAGGAAGTTCTCCGGCAGCACGCTCTCCATCGTGTTCATTCGGGTTTTCAAGTTGGAAATATCTAACTGGTGCTGATCTACCAACCCACTCAATCGAGCAATTTCATCCTCCATTTTCTGCAAATTGGTTGCACTCACTGGTGTCCCAGCTTGCAACACCTGTCCTTCAACCCGTTCCAGAGTTACGGTTCCATCGCCATTATCGATGATGGCAAACCGCTTGGGAAACTCAACAATACGGTCCTGCCAATTTGTTTTCGTGTACACGCTATCTCACCTCTCTGTACCCAAAGATCGTGTAATGGAAGGTGATGAGAAGCAGATTCTTCGTCAGCTTTTGGATCGAATCTGCCTCCTCGTCGAACACATCCCCGTCCGTGTCAATCAGCTTGATCTCGGTGAGTTTGCCGGAGTAAGTGTTGTCCAGAAGGAGGTACACGGAAAGCACGTTGCCGTTCAACTTGGTGCTGTGTACAGGGACGTTTTGTTGAACCCCGTCGATGACGCATTGGCCGTGGGAGATCGTCTCCACGATCTTGGCGGCCACTTTCGCCAATCCTGTCTGAGTGATCACAGTACCAACTCCTCTCCCGCGGTGAACGTGCCACACATGAGATATGGCTGCTCATACACCGCCACATTCTCTTCAACATCCACCTTCCGCCGGCTCTGCAGCTCCCAGTTCACCCGAACACCGCCACCTTTGACACTTTCTATCTCTTGTGCCGGAATCCCAAAATTCACCCCGTCCGCCAAAACGGTCAGCAGGATCATTGCCTCCTCCGGCGGAATCGGGAAGTCAGCAGGCAGCGTCCAGCCCTCGTCCAACCCGGTGTACCGCTCACCTATGAACACTTGCGCAATCGCGTTTATCGTCTCAATTTCACCACCGGACAGGTTGGCCCGAATCTTCACTTTGATCCGATTGCGGTACTCCTCGTCGTTCATACCGTTCCGGGGTTGACCAACATTCCCACCGATCCTGTCGAGTCCAACCCCTTGCGCCTGATCAACGTCGCGCCAGGCACGAATGAGTTCGAGGGTCTTCTCTTCTTCTTCTGCGATATGGGCGATGAGGGAAAGCAATTTGGTCACGTTGCTGTTTGGCGCCTTGTTGTAGTTGTCTGGCATCCGTTCCAGCAACTTGTTCAGGTTCGTCATACGATCACAACCTTATCCGCTGTCGTTGTCGCAATTTCCGTGGTATCGATCGGGATGTTGCTGATGCTGTAGTTGGTACCGTCCGTGCTCAACTCCACCACCAAGTCGTCGATTCCGGGCACCGAGCCAGCCGCGGCTATCACCTTGTAGAGGACGACTTCGGATCCCATGTCCAATCCGTCATATTCCGTGCCGTCCGCATCCCGGCCGCCGATGTACTTGATGACCTCCTTGCGGACCTGAGCATCACCGTCCGCCGGATAGGTGGCGTTCCGTGTCAGCGTGATGCGCACCCATACCGGCACTTCGATTGGACGCGAGAATCCGATGATGTGCTGTTTCCCCATGCTATCGACCACCGGGATTTGAATCGATCCCCAGGACCGAATTCCGCCTGTTTTCGTGGAGAAGATCGTCTGCGCGATCTCCACATCATCACCGCCATACACGAATGGAGCGATAGACTTCCCGGGAATCCCCCGTTCATTGGTGTTCAAATCCTCGTTTTCATCCACGTCAGCGTCCTTGACGCCCGGAAGTTCCAGCAGCGCCGCCCGAATCGACTCTACAGTGGAACTCCCGCCCTTCGCCACACTCTTGTCGTAGCGCTCGCGAAACTGTGGTTCTGTTTCCTCGTCCCGGCCGTTCTTCGACGGTTCCGGGTTTGCGACGGAAAGCACGCCTGGCCGGGGCGTCACGATCTGTGTGATGGTGCCCGCCGGCACGTTCCCGGACGCACCGGGCACACGCGCTTTCGCCTTGACTCGGACGATACCCCCCGACTCCGTTCCAGCTTCCTCGGTAACGAACTCAATGCCATCCACCGTGGAGGCGACCACGCCGGCCGGAATACTTACGCCCGGGTCCACCTGAAACTCCAGTGTAACCTCTGCCTTGTTTCCAAGGAGCTTAGAAATCCCGATATATTTGCCGACGTGTTGTAGCGATACCCCTTCCGCCGTGTCCTTGAAGGCGCTATTGTAGACGTCCTCGGCCAGTTCACTTTTCTCGGCTGCCACGTAAGCAAGTAGCTTGACGAACTTGCCCAGATTGGACCGGTCGGACAGGTTGACGTTTGCTCCCCAAAGCTCCTTCGCTTTTGCTTCCAGTTCGGCGAACCAGTCCTCATACCGTTTGCGCTTGAATCCCTGTGGAGTGAGCACTCAAAACACCCCCTCTATCACGTTTCCGTTCTGATCCACAAACCTGAATGTTCCGGACAGCTTACGGGTTTTCCGGTCAAAGTCCCACGTGATTTCCTCGACGCTTTGCACTCTGGGTTCCTGGAGAACAGCTGCGATCAGTTCCTCGGTCACCCTCTCTCGATCGAACTTCTCGCCGAGAACCCGATACCGCGGGAATCCGTGCTCCGGGTTCAAAAACCACTCTCCAAGGTTTGTCAGGATGATGTCACGTACACACTGCAGAAGCTCCTCGTCACCATCAACGAGCTTCAGGTCGTTTTGTCCGTCCAATACCAGGTCGCCGCCTTGATCAACAGCAAGATCTATCACCACGTTTCACCCCCCAGCTTTCCCGTCACCCTCACGCCATTCCCAGCGGGATTGTCTGCCCGGATGGTGATGCCCATAGGAGCCACCATCTCAATTCCCGCGTCATGGTCGCTATACATCTTGATTCCACCGGCCTCCTGCATAATGATGCGGTCCTTGAAATCCTTTGAAGCAATGACCAGATCGTTAGGGTTGATCACTGTTTGCTTGTTGTTGTCCTTGGTGTCTGACACCTGCGTTAACAACGGCTTTGTGAAAAGGTTGATGCCGCAGACCACAACCGCGTCGTCGATTGATAACATTCGCCCTGTCGGTTCGGTCCTATCCTCGTGCATGATACCGTCAATGTCCCGCATGCAAAACGAAACCAGCACGTAATCCCCTTTCTTGTACGGCAGCCGAATCACAAACTTCCCGGTTTGCATCTGAGCCACAGGTACAGCCGTGATCAGGTCGCCGTCCGGCAGCAATTTTACGTCTGCTTTCATAGCCGTGGCATCGTAGTTTTCAATCTGGCCAATCGCAGATGTGTAAAGCCCGGCGATCAGACTTTCCCGGAATGAGCTAAAAAAGTCTGCCGCCTCTTTCATACCGGGTACACCTCCATTTCCGTGTAAAAGGCTCGGCCATCGCCGTAGTGCCGGCCTTTCTCCACTCGGAATGTTCCGTTGGCTGTCTTAGACTTGATTTCCACGATGGCATCAGTAGAAATACGGTGGTTCAGCAAAGAAACCACCTTCCACCCGGAAACCGTCTTTTTGTTTTTGCCTTCGCCGGCCTCTTTCTCGATCGGTGTCGGGCTTGCGATCAGGCCATGTTCTCGGTCGATCACAAAACCGATGGTCTGCCCCTCATCTTTTGGCCGAATGAAGATTTTACCGCGGGTGACGTGCGCCTTTGCGCCACAGTCCTTCGCAACCTCTGCAATAGCCTTAGACAGCGTAGTATTGATCGTCTTACCGCCACGATATAACCGGTCAGTCGGGAGATTGAAAGACCCGATCTCCAAGCCGGTCATTCCCAGCAGGTCGCTGATGATGGCCTTCCCGGTAATACCTGCCTTATACGTGCGTTTAATTGTCGTCCGTAACCACGACTCGCTGCCGTCTACCGCCTTGATTTCCGTCACCTTATCGACTCCCTGCCACTGAGTAGCCGGCTTCTCCACGAACCCCAAAAAGATGGACCCCGCGTCGTTCTGATACCCAGCGTTCAGAATGACAGGGGCCCCTTTCTTCATTCCGTGAATGGTCTGGTCGGACAGGTTAATTACCTGGATCGTGGCGACGTTCGGCTCTTTGTCGTCGTCGAACGGTACATCAAAGTTGATGGTCAGTCCATCCTTGCCCAGCTCATTGACGAACTGTTTCCCGCCGACGATCAACTCGATTTTCCGACCGTACAGCGCGTCGATCATCCAGTCTCACCCTCCAGCGGCTCAACGAAGAGGAACACGGAGGTCTCCAGTTCGTCCCACCCCACACGTGTCGCCTGGCCGCTCGGGTCCCGGGGAACGATCTTCACCTTCGGTAGCCGCGAATCGGAAATGGCGGAGAACAGAGGCCGGCCGTACACAATCTTCTCACCGTACACCAGCACCTCGCCGTTTTTCTCCAGGTCAACAGTGAAAAAGTCGAACTCGTGGTTGTAATGGATTTCAAACGTGAACACATCTCCGGCCAGTTCTATCTCGAAACGGTAAGGGATTTCGGCAAGGTCAATCGAAATGTACTCCACTTTATACTCCCTCCGTTCACTCCAGTCCCTTGCGCCTCAGAAACTCGGCCTTCTTCTCAATCGCTGTGGGTTGTCCTTTTTTCGTCTGCTGCCGCCCTTTGTTCGTCACCTTCTTGGCTTGCACTCGCTGAGGGAGCTTCATTCCTTTTATCGGAGCAGCTTTCACCATACGTACTCGCTTCAACGTCATGGAGAAGGTAAACCCGCCAGCAACTTCTTTGCCGTGGTCAGAGTCAAACTTTTCGATAATCACGTTGTCATACTTCACTCGGTTCGTGTAGGTAAGAAGGGCGCCCTTATTTTGCAGGTCTTCTAGCTTAGCCAGGCGGGAGGCAGCGTCCGGACCGGTAACAACGCCGCTGATGCTGATTGTGACCGGGGCGCGCTCGATATGATCGACGATGCTCTCTCCCTGCTCAATAGGGTGATCGGTCGTCCGGACGGACCGGGATGGTTTGTCTGAGTAGACCGTGTTCAAATACACTCCGCCCAAGTACGGCATTGCCCCACCTCCCTACGCGAATTTGACCTGCAGTTCTTCCCACAATTTCATGAATTCCCGGCGCGCGGCTGCCGCGGCTTCTTGCGCAATATTCTCGGCATTTCCGCTCACACCGTTAATTTGGATTGTGATATTCGGAGCAAAAGTGTGCCCACCACTGACTCCCGATGTTCCACCGCTTGGTACGATCTGGGCGGCCCCGGCGTAAATGCCGCTACCCAGGTTCTCCGCCGCAGTAATAGCGCTCTCGGCGCGCCGGCTAATCCCGACTTCCACGCCGGCCGTGATCTGCTCACCGATCCAGGCCATTTCTCGGCTCGGACTATGGATGTCGAAGAAATCGATAAGTGCTTGTTTGATGTCTTGACCAAACTGTTTGACGTAGTTTACCGCGCTGTCGAACATGGAGGACATACCGTTGATGAGCCCGTTTATAATGTCCCGGCCCACTTGCATTAAGTCGATACTGTTGAGGTAAATAAGTATGTCTTGCATATTGAGTTGGAACGCAGAGTTGAGGAGTGCCAACAGCTCCCGACCAATGGTAAGCAAGTTACCAAGCATATTGGAGAAGAGGTTTTTGATCCCGTCCATTGCTCCAGACCAGTCACCGCGCAACACCGATGTGAACACGTTGAACAAGTCGCTGATCAGTTGGAAGGCACCCGACGCAATGGAAAGAACCGAACTCAATGCGTTGCTGACAATGGCCGTTATATCGTTGCCCCATGCGTTCCATAGCAGACCAAGGAAATTAAACACACTTTCCGCCATACTGCTCAGATTGGTGAAAAACCTTGATATGTGGCCACCGTTTTCCTCAAACACCCCTGACAGGAAATCCAACGCCCCGGTAATAACACTAATCGCCGTTTTGATGCCATCTACCAGGTCATCGCCCAACAGTTTTTTAGCGACCCCTTCAAAACCACGTTGTTCAAACACATGCTGCAGCATCCCGATATAACCTTGTACTTTCGGGATTAAGCTTTTTAGCTTGTTAAATAAAGGCTCAGTCAAGTTGCCCATAAAATTACTGAAACTGTCCTTTAAATTACTCATCATGCCGTTAAATGTTTTGGAAAGTCGCTCCATGCCGCCCTTGAACCGCTCGTCCATGATTGCAAAAAGCGATTCGTTCAGCGCTTTAAGATCGGTGATTTGTCCTTGAGCATTGACAATTTCACCTTTTCCTAATGCAAGAGCTTTATCGATCAACATTTGTTTGGTAATGCCAAATTCCTTCAGGCGTTCAAGTTCACCTGTTTGTGCATCTGCGACCGCTTCAACCGCTTGATCAAGCCCTTTGCCCATGCCTGCAGCCATATTTCCGATTTGTGTTAATGTGTTTTTTGCCTCAATTCCATATGCTTTCAACTTAACGGTCGCATCTACAACATCAACCGCTTCAAACGGAGTATTTTTAGCAAAATCGGTCGCCCAATCCATGTATTCTTTTGCAGCTTGCATATCCCCATGAAGTGCCGTTTCCATCTTTGCCTGCAGGGTTTCCATGGTAGCATTGAACTCTATGCCGGTTGTTGTCATTTGTTTGAACTTATCAATGATTCTATCCAGGACATACATGGCCCCAAGAGCCGCCACGAATTGTTTAGCCCCTCTGATCAACGAGTCAAACGCGCTCCCCCCGGAACCACCCGTTTCCCGTAGGCTATCCCCCATCCTTTCGGCATCTCTTCCCGTATTTCGCAATTCCCTACCCAGATAATCAGCTTCCCGGGCTAGGTCCCGAGTTTCCTCGGCAACATCTTGAAGTTCCGCTCCCATCAGGCCAAGTGTATCCTCCACTTCGTCCATGATGGAGTCCAGTTTGAGCAGCTTTCGTAAATCAATGCCGTCAAAGTCGATGCTGACAATGAGCTCTCGGAGTGTTGACATGCCCTTATTTCACCTCCCCTGACGGCGGTTTCTTCTTGGCATGTGCTTCCCTGATCGCGATGGCAGCCAACGCTTCCATTACGTCGTCCGCGTCCCAGTTCTTCACTTCCTGAGGGTTGATTCCAAACTCAAATGCAATGCGATAGGCCCACCAAAAGCGCTTGGCCTGCAAAACAAAGCGCTCACCAACATTCAAAATGCTAGTGAGCGCCAACAAATCACTATTTACCTTGTTGAAATCGCATGGCTTCGACCGTTACCTCTTCCAATTCGGCGTAGTCCTCGAAGTCATCAATCGTTTTCTTCGGGGTAACTACGATGTTTTCCAATACGGCTTCCGTCAATGCTTCCCTAGACTTACCCTTTTGGTCAATCTCGTCCAGTTTACGGATCCACGCTCGAGGCGTGACTTTCTGGAACGTGTATTCGTTACCTGCTTTGCTCGTGTACTTTTTGGTTTGTGCCATGATTTATCCCTCCTGCTTATTTTTGGCTTACTTCAGATCGAAGTCAGCAACGTGAATTTGAACCTCGACACCAGCAATCTCTGCGCCCCATTCGACCGCGGGCGTACGAAGAATTCGGGCCTGGGAACCGCCGGCCTTCAGCTTATTGTCGTTCGCATCGATCACCTGGACCGGGAACGTCTTTTTCTGCTTTGCTAGGTTGATCAGGTACGGCAGTGACGAGCTGTTTTGTTTCAACGTGATCGTGATGGTCCCGGTATTGTCGTTGCTTTCCGTGTAGGTTACGCCCCCGTCCGCCCCGACATGGGGAATCACATTGTCTTCGTTCTTTTCCGCTTTCACAACGGAGCCGTCATGGAAGCCCACAACATGGTGACCGTTAACGATCACGGACACTTTTTTGAAATCGTAAGAGTTCACTGTGTTAGCTGCCATCTACTTTTCTCCCCCTTTCGTTAGATCTGCAGCACGCCGGCGATGTCCACATTTTCGATAGCTCCTGCTACGGTCGCCGTCCACTTCACGTCTGGCAGATTGCGGTTGGCCCGGTCGTTCGGGGACACTTCCGCCCGTGTCGGCGCCGTCACAGCGAACAGAGGCACCCCGTCTTCGTCTGCGATGATACCGTTGTTGAAGGCATCTTTAAGCGTGCGCTCCACTTCGGCCACGACCCGCGCAATCCCGTCATCGGTGAATGGCACTTTCGGCTCGCGCGTAAGCAGACCGAACACGTTCTCTATCATGCGGGCTTTGATGTAGTGAGTCGCTTGGATGATGTCGACGTACTCCCCGGAGGTCGTCTTGCCGGCCGACACGATGTTTACACCGCCCTCGCGGATGTAGGTCGCGAAATTCTTTTCGTGGATGGCGTCGATCTCGGCTGTGTCAAAGGCAGCCGGATTGATGCCATTCAGCGTCTTGAACGTGACGGTGTAGCCGCCGATCTCCCGCGGCGCGATATTCCCCACCAGCGCTTCAGCGGGGTACTTCTCAGGCTCGTTATGGACCAGGATGAATACGTTCTCGTGGTTGAGACCGTCCAGGTCCTTGTTCGAGGTAGAAGCAAAGTAGAATTTGTCCTGCGTCTTGACCCACTCAGCCAGTGCAAGGATCTCGTCGTCGCCCTGCTCCGGGCACACCAGGTAGTACCAGTCGTTGTTCGTCTTGATGAGCGTGTTCAACGCGGCCGTCAGGTCGGTCGGGTTGCCTGTTGCCCCATCGTAAACGATGCCGTAAATAGCTACCTTATCCGGGCAAGGCGATTGCCCGAGCAGCGCGGCGGCCAGCTTGTATTCCTTCGTCGTCTCGGCGAAGTCAGCGGAGATCGCCGACAAGTCGGAGTACGTCTTGTAGTTTTGGGCCTTGGATGTCGCCAAAATCAGCGGCAACCCGAATCCCGCCTGGCTGACAGGCTTCGTCTCGCGGGTGACAGTCACTTTCACATAGCGATTGCCCATGCTATCACTCCTTTGGGTAAATTTCGTTGTTGATCTCCACGGTCTCGATCCACTCAATGTCCTGCAGCAGTTCTCTGTCGACACGCAGGATCACATCGAATCCGTTTCGCCGCTCGTAATCATCAACGATTAGCGCGTCGCGGTTTTCCACGTTCGTGATGTCGACCACAGCAACGCCGGCATCCTGCAGCACGAGCTGACCGTGGAAGTTGAACCAGTCGTGGATTTTCTGCGCCAAGTCTCGTGACTCGATGTCGTCCTTGGCGTAAGCAGAAAAAGACAGCGTGAACCTGTTTGTCTCACGCTGCCGCAATTGGAGTCCGTCGGCCGTCTCAACCGGCACCACCTCCGGGTTCCCGGCGTCCTTGGCGTATGTCGTGGTGAACTTGTACGTGGCGTGCGAGCCAGCCGGCTTCTTACCGGTCTGCTCCGCCCGGATCACCGGCACCCCGCAGAACGCATTCAGGGGCGGGATGATCGTGTCGCGTAGATACTCGATCATTCACTCGCCCCCTTTGCGTAGTAGATGTACACGTCAGCGTAGTCGCTGTACGCTTTTTCGTTTTGGATGGTGTACCGGCGGCCCTGATACTCGATCTGTTGGCCGATCTTTAAAGGTGTGGTGGTATAGATTTTTCGGTCATGGAGCGTATACAGGCCGTTTGGGTCGTACTTCAGGTCGTCGTCCGACAGCGGCAGAATGATGCCCTCGCAAGGCTTTGAAATTTCAGCTCCAGGAACCCATTCCCCGTTGGGGGTATAATACCCCTCACCTTGCCCCAAGACCGTGAAATTCACTTTAAATTCTTGGACAAAATCGGCAAATTCGAAGTGTTTCCCGGCCATCTCAATCCACCACCTTATGTCGGACAGCTTGAATGAGTCGTCCGGTATCGCGCAGTGGCTTGGACGATCCTTTGGTCGCTATCGTTGACCAATGGTTAGGCGGGCCGACGCTGCGCATCTTCTTTTGGATCAGGCCGGCAAACTCCTGGCCAATCATATCTGCGAAGGTATCAGGAGAGAGGCCGAACCGCATCACGTCGTTAAGCAGCCGCACCATCTTCCTAGTAATCTTGTCCACATTCTCATCAAAGCCAGAACGCAAAAAGGAACGCTCTGGAATGGTGACTTTCGGTACCAGCATAAACAGCAGTTCCAGCCTCCCGCGCTTCCCGCGTTTTTGGGCAATGTACGATTCGCCGTTTCTTCCGGTGACGATAAACGAATCCGGGAAATCCGCTGCTCGTTTGCCCTTTGCCTTTTTGTTGATCGGGACCGTCAGATAGTCGGCATGTTTTGGCGTAATTGTCATTCCGAACTCATGCACGCGGGCCAGCGTGACGATGTTGATGGGCTCCTCGTCCACGTTGCTGTCCTCACCAAACACACCGACCTGAATTTCCTTTTTCCCCAACTCCTGCAGCACTTTGGTGAGGCGCGGGATGTTATTCGATCGTTTGACCGTAATCTTCGCCATCAGACAAAACCAACTTTCCGATACGGTTTCCAGTACCTCCGGGCCGCCTTATAGGTGCCACCTTCGAAGAAAGACTTGGACATGTCACCGAGGGACTGAGATTGTACCCCCGGATTTTCCATCATGGCCTTGACGAGGGTTGCCACCCCCATTTTCACGCCGGCCGGCAGGGACAGGTTCCCGTTCTCATCCAGGAATTCACGTTGGCAATCCTGCTTCACATGGTCGATCGCGGCGTCCAGCACGGCTTGATAACGGGCCTCCTGGGACGTCCCGAGCACACTAACACCAAGCAGAGCCTCCAGATCACTTAATTGCATCGAGCAACACGCCTTTCAGCTTGTCCTTATTGTCGCGTTGGTCAAAGTTGATGTTTCGTTCTTTCAACTCGGCCATGATCTGTGCTCTGGTCATCTTTTCCACGGCCTCGGGCGTCAAATCGGCCGCCTCTGGTGCTTTGGTTTCGTCGGCTGAATCATTGCTCGGCTGTTGCTCCTGTTCTGTGGCCTTGCGCTTGGCTTCCTCCTCAGCTTTCAGCCTCCGCATCCGGTTAAATGCTGACAGGCTCATCCTACACCCCCCTTTGGCAATAGAGAAAAGGGAAGGGCGCAATGCCTCCCTTCCCCCCCTCGGATTATTACAGACTGATCTTGAACTTGAATTTCACGATCCGGATTTTCTTCGGTTCATAAACCAGTTGCCAGTTTGCGCCGTTTTCAAGCTCCGCATTGGTCGGAAACTCCCCAGCGACGTTGCTATCCGTCCACTTGATCCCACGCGGGTGCAGGATGAAAATGCGACGGTTGATGAGATAATCCTCGCCGGAGCTTGCCAGCGTATCCCGGTCAATCTCGGTCGCAATGATTCGTGGATGGGAACCGTTACCCAACGCTACCGCGCCGGCGCCGAACAGGTACATTTCGCCAATCAGGTTTTGCGTATCAAACGGCATTGCATCATCCACAATCACACGTTTGCCCATGAAGTATGGAATACGGATCGGTTGGTTTTGCTCGTTGACGGAATCCACGTACTCGATCAGTTGGCGTTTGACCAAGTATGCCTCAACCGCACTGTGCATCAACACGGCTGTGAGTTGATCTTTAGCGTCCCCGAGTTTTTGTGCAGCGTCCACGAACGTCGGGCCGCTTACCAATGCCGCATCACCGGTAGCTCCGGTAATGTCATGCACATGGTTGGCCATGGAGGTGGAGGCAAACACACCTTTCAGAGTCGAAAGCAGGATTTTCTGCATTTCACGCTGCCAGTAATCAGCCGCAAGGTCAGCAATCGCTCCCATCGGATCAGCGCCGGAAAGCAATGCAGAAAGGCCGTTCGCTCCCCAAGCGCGTGCCCGGCCATGTTTCTTGGCTCTGTCGGCGCTCGTTCCGATTTTGCCAGGAGTGAGCGCGCCATCATCAACCATTACCTCGGAATCCCCGGTCAAATCATTGAAATACGGCATATCCACAATGGTATTCGGGCCGCTGGCCAATTCATCAAATTGCGGATCGTTCTGAACAATCCCGGATTGAATCAGTGCGGATTTCTCCATCGTGCGTTGCACGGTGTACGATGTGAAAATGTCCGGTTGAATGACATCAGCGATACGAGTGATAGGCATGTAAAATCATCTCCTTGTTATGATAATTTGATTCCATGTTCAGCCGCCATTCGGATAGCCTTCTGCCTGTCCTCTTTGTAAATGCGCCCTTGCTCTGTAAGGTTCCAGTGTTCCTTGCTCCAGGGATTTTTCGCAGTGTTGTTGTCACCACGCCCTGCTCCCGGATCATGCCCGGCATTTTTGAACCGTTCGTCGACAGCCTTTTTCAGAGCGTCCTGCCACATCTTCTGGAACACCGCGATACGCTTGTCGGTGTCTTCGATGTCAGACCCAGCAAGGATATCGCGGAACTCAAGCGGAAGTTCCAACTCGCGCAGCTTGTCCACCGTATGCAGCGCCACTTCACGGCGTAGCAGTTCAGCTTCCTTCTCTTTCAACTCGCGTTCCTTTTGCTGGCGCTCGTACTCGGCCTTTTCCTCGGCCGACATCTTTTGCTTTTTCAACTCTTCCAGCTGCTCAAGCAATTCCTTGTTCTTTTTGCTGTACTCTGTCCGCACCCGGTCTGCTGCGCTTTGCTCCGCTTTGGCGACAGCCTCTGCGATCATCCGTTGCACCTCTTCGGCAGTAAGTGTGCCACCACCGGAATCGGCGCCTGCACCAGATCCATCGTCAACGGCTTTAACAGCATCGTCGTGCTGTTCTTGAGAGATTGCACCGGAATCCAACAGCTTTTTTACCTCTGCTTTGAACTGCTCTTTGGTGATTTTGCCCTCAGCGAGTTGCTGCTTCAATTGCTCAAGGTTCATACTTCATTTCTCCTTCCGAGTTGCCGCGCCGGCCACCCTCCTGTGGAGTTTGGGCGACTGACCCCTCAAGTTTTTTTCAAGCGTTCTTTGGTCCACTGGTCAAACGACATATCCCCCAAAGCATCATGCCGCGGCTTCACCACCTCCTTAATGGAGTAGGTCAAAAAGCAGCGGCAATTGATGTCCTCGGCCGGACTGTGAAGATTCCCTGGGGCCGGCCCCCGGCCGGAGAGTCCAACAAAGTCCTCATCGACCGGGATTTTCTTTCCGTTTAGCATCCGGTGATCAGCCTTTTTCGGCTTTGCATCCTTCTTGCCAATGCCACGTCCGGGCCGAACGCGCTCATCCTCCATGCTGTTCCATTCTTTCATCATGATGACGCCCTGCTTATTGGCGTGCGCCGCGGCGCCGTGTTTAGCGCTCTCCTGTACGCGGTGCGCCTCGGTGCGAACAACCCGAACCGCTTTTGTTGCGTCACCATCAAGAACGCCCTTGATCCGCCCGGCCATTTCCCGGTAGGTTTCGCCCTTCACAAGCCCCTGTGTTACTTCTTGTTGAATGCGATAGATGATCTCTGCTCGATTTTTCTCCAGGCGTTGTTTCAGCGTCAGGCCGCTTACCGGGTTGTTGATCGCCTCCAAGATGGCGTCGCTTGTCACTGTGGAGTATGCAAGCCGGGCCTGCGCCTCTGTTTCAATACCCCAGGCGGTAAGATAGTAGCCTTCTTTGAACACTTTTTCGAGCAGCTTGACAATCGTGTCCGCCACTTCCTTGTAGTTTGTGGAGACCTGTTGGTTGACTTCATTGAGGAACTTGTTCAGACGGTCGAACTTAGCCATCTCCTCGTACGTGAGGACCCCACCTGTTTCGTACTTCTCATAGAGCAGAGCAAGCATGCTACGTATTTCCGCAAGCATTTTAGCGTATCGCTTCAACACCTCGCGCTCGCTGCCTTTGACCAGGCGTTCTACGACTTTGTTGATGAGTTGAATGGCCTTTTCCAAGTTGGTCATTCAATCACCCCGTATCCTCCGGTACCGTCCTCTCGTCTCCCTCGTCCTGCTGTACGGCATCCAGGTCAACCATCATTGCATCGCGTTCCTCCTCGATCCGGCGCATTTCCTCTTCCACATCCTCCACGAACGAGAGCTGGGAGAGAGCCGTCTGATGAGAAGTAACGCCCAGCAGCGCCTTGGCCGCGTCTGCCTCGTCTTTGATGTTGACCGGGATGTTTCGGGTGTACTTAATGTCCAGTTGCGTGTAGTCCAGCAGCAGGGAACGTTTGCGCCACGCGCTGGCCAACACCTTGAACATGTACAGCATAGCCGCCTCGTGCTTGCGCTCCATCGTCTTGGCCTTTGTCTCTAAAGCGAACAGCTTGAACCGCATGGCCACGCCCGACAGATTCCCAGCAAACTGCTCATCCGTGAAATTCACGTGCTTGGCAAAGCGTGTAATGTTGGCTTCCAGACGATTCAGGTGGCTATCAATTGCCTCATGGTCAATCTGCTTCGTCAGGAATTTGATGTCCTCACCGTTTTCGCAGTCCGGAATGAACAACGCGCCGGTACGGCGCATTTGATTGAGCACTCCCTCATCTGGCGCGTACCCGATGAACATCATGTAGGCCAGACGGAATTGCTCGATCTCGCTGTTCATGTCCGAAATCGCTCGGTCGTAAGCATCGATCAGGCTCAGCACTTTGTCGGCGTCGCCTTGCAACTCTGCGTTGTTCGGTAACCCAAACAACGGACAGTAGTCGAACAGGTGCGCTTTGGTTTCGACCAGTTCCAGTTGCGCGAAATCGTCGCCCTGGTAGATGTGGACATTGGTCTGATCGTAAAACTCCACCCGCGCCTTGTCGTCGTGTGTCTTGTAGTAGATCAGACCATATGTCGGCTCTGTGATCTCCGTTTCGGAAATGATGACCGTCTCCCACGGATTGACCCGCATCAGCCGTTCCTGGCCTTCCCGGTCAATGTAAAGAAGCAGGCCGTCGTACCCGCACATGGCGGCGAACTTGCCTGCTTCACTGTTCAGATCGTCCAGGTTGTTCACCTTCCTGAAACGCTCGATCTGTTTGGTCAATTCTTCATGCTGCTGCGCCGACTTATCCAGCATAACCGTAACCGGCTGACCAAACATGTAGCCAATCTTGGTGTCGATGATCTCGGAAAAGAAATCGTTCGCCAGCTTATTGTTGATCTTGTTGGCTTCTTCGTTGTCAAACTCGCGGAGGTAAATCGGCACGCCTGTACCATCCTTCTCCGCTTTGTACCGCTCATAGTTGGCCAGCATCCTCGCGCGCATGTAGGCATGGTCGGCGATGATGCCCCGTATGATCTCCGGCGTTATTCCTTGCTTCGCAATCAGTTCGATGTACTTTGCAAACAGTTTCATCACCTCCCTCAATAGATGGAACTTACCGCTCTCAATTTTCCTTTGTCGGTACGCTTGCCCTCGATTCCGTACCGCAGCGCCGCCATCGCGTCATCAAAAATTTCGACCGGCTCATCCACATAGAGGCCGGTCTTCTGATCCTTCTTCCACTTCCATTGCTGAATCTCTTTGATCGTATTCACGCAACGCGGATGGATATGGATTTTCAGGCGCTTCAGGAAGTCAATTTGAGCCTTCACACTGCCGGGTTCTTTCTTCACAGGTTTAGCAGCAAACCCGCGCTTCTTCCACGTCTTGATACGGTCGGGCTCAGCGGAGTCGCACCACATGGTCAGGCGCTTGTCGAAGCCTTTTTCCTCGGCAAGAGCGATGATCTCGTCCGTATCCTTCTCATGGACGTAAATTTCATCGCAAACATACAGTTCTCCGTCCTTCCAGCCCAACAACAGGATCGCGTTCGCGTGGTTGAAGCCGAAGTCTTGGCCGAAGTTCATGCTGTCAAAGCGTTCGAATGCGGTGTCAAACTCATGTACCTGGTAGTTGTGCAGGATCAAGCCGCCCAACTCGCCCCATTCGCCGAGGCCGTACACCCGGTATCCGTCCGGGTCCTGCTCTTTGCGCAGCATCATGCGGCGGTGGTACGCCTCGTCGATAAATCGGTTCTGCAAGTACGTGGAGTGATGCGTGAAAATATCGGGATGCTCGATGTCAAAGTATTTCCGCTTTATCCAGTGACTGGCCGACACCGGGTTGAAAGTAAACGTGATCTGATAGTACAGGTTCGGGTTTGGCAGCACCCCACGAAGACGGTCATCCAAAATGTCGACGTCCGACTCCTGCAACTCGGTTGCCTCCTCCACCCAGATCCAAGTCAGCTTACCGTGTGGGAAGTTGATGGACTTCAGCTTCTCGCGGTCGCGCGCGTCATTCACGCCACGGAATATGACGCTGTTGCCGGTGATTTTCGACCGCAAAGAGAGTGGGGATTGACGGATTTCCCAAAACTCCTCGGCACGGCTGCCGAATATCCGGTTGATAGCCGCCGTCAACTCCGCAAACGTACTGTTCCTATTGGTCTCGTTAACCTTCCGCACGCACAGCAGGTTCGCTCCCTTGTATCGCGGATCGGATAACTTGACGATGTAATCCTGGGCGACGTTGACGGACTTTCCGGAACCTGCGCTGCCCTTCATCACCCTGTAGCGCTTGCGAGTCTGGTTGGCATCGCGGAAATGAGCGTTGAATTGGACAGATACAGTCGTCACACGTATTCCACCAGTCGGTCCATATTTGCCTTCATCACGTCGTACATGATGTCGATCTGAATATGGCTTACCATCTCCTGCTTTTCAGCCACATTCAGATTGCAATAGCCAGTTGCAACATTGCCGTCTTTCAGCTTGGCGGCCGCAGCGAAACTGGTGATTTCACCACTCTTAGCCATCTCCAGCATCTTCTCGATATGAGAAATCAGGGCTTGTTGCGCCACTTCCTGTTGATTAAACAACCGAATCACCTTTGACACATCACTCACCTCCGTCCCCGTAATTGATCTGGATGACGATGCCCTTATCCTCATCGCTCGGTCCCTGCAACTTGCCGATCTCCAGCTTCAGCTTCTCAATGCGCAGCCGCTGTTCTTCGGTCGCCAGTGCGGTCACAAGCATTTCCTCGTACCGCTTGATCAGCCCCTGCAGCGTCGCCATCGCACGGGATTGCGCCTGCAGGAAAGTAGCGTGCTTGTCCCAGGCGTGTTGAAGCTCCCACTCCTTTTCATCTCCGAACATGCCTGGTTTGAATTTTTTCAGCACTTTGGTTTCGTCCTGTTGATCCCGAACAAACATGATCTTCTGCGCCCGGGCGATGGCTGTGTACTGGATGACGATATTTTCCCAAAGGATATCCAGTGGGCTTTTCACACCGATCTCACCGATGATCGCGTGCGTTTCCTCGTCGTCCGGGAAAATGCGACGAAAAAAGCCGTGGGTCACGGCGTTGCTGTTCCCCTTCGGCGCAGCTCCGCCCGAATTTCCCACGGCGTTCTTATTCCCTTTTGGTGCTCCAGGCCGTCGTTTGGTAACGTTACTTTTCGGAATGGTAACGTTACCTTTCAACCGGTCGTCCCATTTGTCTTGATTCTTCCACTTGCGAATCTGTGTATCCGATAGCCCCAAAGCATCGGCGATGTCTTTTAGCTTCATCGTTCCGCCGCTGTCTCGCCACATCTCAAATGCTTTGTCGCGGTCTGGGCTTCGTGCTCTCGCCACTACATCATCACCACCACCCAATTGAGTTTGTTTTGAAAATCATCTACTTACCAAAAGTGAGTGAGGTAAACGATATTTACCTTTCAGCCCAAAAAGGTAAACGCCATTTACCCCCTGAAATCATGATCAAACCCTTGCGACTCTAAGGTCCAACCGCTCTCAACTCTCGCGGAATATCTTATAAATATCTATTTTCCGCGAAGCTTTCGCTATCCAATCCGTCTTCTTCCCACACGTCTGCCGCGCTTTCGAATACCTGCAGCAGCGCATCATCCGGTTGTCTCCCGAACAACGCATAGCGCGGGTTAATCACGATCCCCACTCGCCTTCCACCCACGACCATATAACCAATGACGCGGTGTTCTTCCAGCTTTCGTACAACCCGGATACGAAATGGTTTGGATACGCCGACGATCTGGTCTATCATAGACCACGATAGCGGCCTCCCTTTCTCGCCATTCTCCCCATCCCCAACGAGGAGGTTGGTTTCCCAATCCATCAGGCATAACAGCGAAAACAAAAAACCGCGTTCCTGCAAGTCAAGCTGATTGTAGTACAACCGCTTTTGTTCCCTTGCTGAACGCAGTTTGATATGTTTGGGCATCCGACCGCCTTTTGACGCATCGAACACCTTGACGATTTCCGTTTGACGGCGGAGGATGGTCTCGGGGATCAGCTTCTCACCGGTGCTTGTATCAACGAAGTAGTCGCCAACCTTTTCAATTCCCACTACACATCACCCACCCCCATGAAAAAAAGCACCGCGTGGGTGCTATTGGAGCCTCTGCACTCCGTCTCCTTCTGCCACATATCGATAACCGCGGCCTTGGGAGATGTGTGCATGTCCTCTATAGGTTTCAGCGTAATTGAATAATACAAACTCGACCTCTGATGTGGTTGGTTTTCTGTCGTCGGTCATCCAATCGTAAATACCAGGCACCGCTTTGTCAGTCTCAAACGTCAGCCGGAATCCCACGATGGAGTCCCGTTCCCGGTAGAACTCCACCTCGGCTTCTACGACGGTAATTTCCTTACCGTTGATTTTGATTCGTTTGACAGCTTTTGTTTCCACATCAATCCCTCCCGACTGATGTTTCGGCAGCGAGGGAGGTTTTTCCTGTTTGCCCCACTTCTTTCGGCAGGGGCCTCCGCCGCGAGCCATCCTTATGCCTGCTGCGGTCACAGGCTGTAGGAGGTAGTGCAGCCGGCCGGCGGGTCACCAGCCTATCGACAAGCATTTGCCCCTGCTTGTCGCCAATGGTACGTGCCACTGCACACTTGGGGCAGGATTGGCGTAAACGAATATGAGACGCACTGGACGGGGAGCAAGGATCCGCGGCGGCCTACCCTCGCAGATGTTACTTCCCCGTGCGCTGCGCCTCCAGTTTTCGTTGCCACTTCCGTTTCTCTTTCTCTCGGAAGGCCAGCACGCAATCTTCCCATTCCTTTGTTGGCAGGGTGATCTTGATAATCTTCATGAAACGCCTCCAAAAACAACAGCCGCCCGGTAAAATTCCGAGCGGCTATCCTCATTTCGCGTTGATACCATAGTAGCATGTCTATGACCAAACATCCTGCCATTATCCTGCCAAATGTCTGCCACTTTCCTGCCATTTTTACGCTGATTCATCTTCGACGTAGACCTCCAACTTCAGCATCAACGCAAGCTTGTAAAACGCCCTTGCTTTGATACGATAGTATTTCCTTTCACTCAGGTTCAGCTCCGGCCAGACAGCATAATCCACGACGTCGTCGTCTTCTAGGTACCGTTTCGTGATGATTTTCTTTTCCAACGG